ACCAATGAAAAGGTTTTATCCATTGTATCTATGCAAGGATTCTGTACAATATTCAGATTATAGTATGGCTTCATTAAATTATCTAGAATAGTAGCGTCTTTAAAATTTTCATATAATATCTTATCCGGAAAGAGTTCAGTTTTAAGATAATGACCTGGTAAAAAAGGTCTAGGTTGACACTTCATAATATCCATACCTAATTTTAACTCTGAAGCTACTACTATTGAAGTAAAAATATTTAGATCTTGGAACCATATAAATAATGGTCTTACACCAAGAGGATCACGTGCTATCATAACAGTATCAGTGTCTTTATCAATCAAAACAAATGCAAATACGCCATCCAATATTTGTAACGTATACTCTATACCATATTTTTTGTACATGTCTATAATAATTTCACAGTCCGAACCCGTTTCACATTCTACACCTGCCTTTTCAGCTAACTCCTTCCAATTATAAATTTCACCATTACAAATCAAAATACAATTTTTTTTATAAATAGGTTGCATCGAATCTTCTTGTTGAAATCCATTGATGGCTAATCTATGAAATCCTAATAAATGAATATGCTCATTAATATTCTCTTCTATAAATGTAGATTGTTCAGGCCCCCTTTCAGAATGTTTTGCAAAATTTTCTTTTATATTCTCAATTTTTGTACAGGAGAAATCGTTATAACGTAAGACAGATAGGATACCACACATTTATCATATTATTGTTAATTTCCTTTAGGTATTTTGATTATAAAAATATCTAGTACTATATTAAATGGAAGGTGTGGTAAAAGGAGTATTTTATTGTAATAAGCAAAGAACACAGGAATTAAGTGACAGGATGTTTTCCAGAAATTTAACAGCAGCGCCAATTAAAATGCAGTATGATATTAGATCTGTTCCTACAAGATATGTTCAAATGCCCATTTTGGATTGTCATAAACCAGCTACAGTACCGTGTCAACAAAAACCAATTTATAATACAGAAACTATGTTTACACCAAGTACATCATTACCATTTAATGGATATCAGGCGAATGTCGATGTAGAAACTAGATTACATAATACGATTTTCCCATTACAAGCGTGTCCACAAGCTAAATATTTTCCAGGTACGAGCAGCGATATGTATAATAATAGGTATCTTACACATACAAATAAACCTGTTTATATGACAAATCAATTGTTATTCAATGAAGAAAGATTTAATTCATTTAACCCGAATATGTGCAATACTGGTTATAAATTGTTTAATAATTATACACGTGTTCAAATAAGAAATTTATAATTCTATTTTAAAATCTGAAAATATAGACCATTTAAAACAACCTCTTACATATAAAATTAAAAAAGCAATGGTAAAATATATCGAAGCAACTCCTAAAGTATACCAATATCTTGTAGTAGGTGTAATATCATCACCTCCTAAAAGAATATAGGGGTCAATAATATTCATGTCATTTTTACATAATTTATATTCAACAATTGTTAAGAAACATCCATCTAAATATAGAAATAGTACCAGGGCACTTAATAAAGGGATAATTGCCAGTAAGGCAAATGGCTTTGGTAGAAATATGAAATAAATCATATGATACCAAGGAGTATGAAAATGTAGAGATTTTAAAAGAAAGCCAAGTGTTTCATCTGGTAAACCAGTTTTTCTTAAATTATTAATACAATCATTTACTAATATTTTCCTCACTGTTTTGTTTCTAGGAATATTCATAAACTATCATAATATTAGCATTTTTATTATGATACGTATTTTTATATTAAATTTCTTATAATATTATTATAATGATCAAGGATCCGTCAAATACTATAATAAAAATTAAGAAAAGTAATAGAGTAAAGAAAATTAAAGAAAATATTTCTACTACGCAAAATAAGAATGCTTTATTTAAAAACTCATCTATTTTATGGAAAAGTATTAAACAAAATGGAATATTTTGGATAACATCGGTAGTTTCTGTGTTTGTACTAACATTTTATAATTCAAAAAATAATTCATATATCAATGCTTATATTACTTTTTTGATAGCAATGCTACTTGGATGGTATATTCATTATTTGTCACACGCGTATGATTTATTACAAATTTATAAAAATGCAGATAATACAATTATTAATTATATAAAATCTAATAAAATGTTGAATCAAATAATGGAAATGTTAATTTATTATACTTGTGATTTTCATGATAAAATACATCACGATACAAGCATAAATAAAAAACCCATAAACTTATTTATGGAATTTTTCCAGAATTTTTTAATGGAAGGGGGATTTCTTATCTTATTCGCACAAAGATACAATTTTTCAATTAATATCAAAGATTTCAAATTTAAATTAAATAAGGCAGTATTGTTATTATGGGGTTTATTATACGCATCTGTTCATAATATAAATTATATTTTACTTGGATGCGATCAACACACAAAACATCATACTGATACTAAGACAAATTATGGAATAGATACATTGGATATATTATTCGATACAAAATATGATATCAATAATATTGAAAATATAAATCATGCTGCAATTAATATGATTATAATTACGTTAATAATATGGTATTATAAAATTTATATGTAATAATGGATATATCTGCAAATATTTACGATTTACAATTTTTAACAAACCCCTGTTTAATAAATAAAATATCCACTGAAAAAAGACTGGGTATCTCTCCAGATGATATAAAATTTTATAAAAAACGTATCTTTATTTTAACTAAGAACTATTTGAAAGGAAAGAAGAAGGATAGAGATTTAGATAAAATATGGGAGGAATATGCTTCTGCCTGTATTGCACATTTCAAATTTGTAGATAAAGCAGAAATAATACAAGAAGATTATAAAGATTATAAGGATAAAAAAAGTAATAAAAAAATAGATAAAAATATTGTTAAAAATAGTAATGAGTTTATGATGAATAAAAAAGGTCCACCTGCACCTAGAATTACAGATCATATAAATATCAAATCGACCAAAATAAAGACAAATAAGAAAATGATAATTCCGCAACAAAGAAAAATTAATATTAAAACAGATAAATTCAAAAATAAGATATAATATCTGCTATATATAACTATGCCTGCCCCAAAAACTCAAAAAAAATACTCAAAAGGAAAACATCATCATAAAACAGTGAAAAAACAAACTAAATTTAAATCAATGAAATGTTCTCCTAAAAATAAAAAAGATATTTTAGACTATACATGCTATACTTCATCCGCATTAGATAAGCTTAAAACAGTATGGAATGCTAGACATTATGATCAACCTATAAAATCAAACTCGCCGCGAGAGATATGGGAAAAATTACGTTTGTATATGCAGGATACTTGTTCAACAGAATCATGTTGGTTAAGACATCATTGTATTAAAAATGATATAGATAAATCATTATGGGGTAAAATGTTTGCACCATATAGCCCTGTTAAGTGGAAAGAAAATCCTAAAGAATGGTTAACAACGGTAGAAATACAAAAAGTAATGGCGCAATGGGAAAAAGCCTATAAACATTTTGAATTTTTAGGGCCTTCGCCTATAGATTACGATACGCATATGGTTTTTGGTGAATGTGTATGGGAAGAATTATGCAAATTTTCATTGGGTCAAATGAAAAGACGTGGTATTACAAAAGTAGGTGTAATATTTAATTTAGATAAACATAACCAATCAGGATCTCATTGGGTTGCTGTTTTTATTGATTTGAAATCTCATAAAATTTATTATTTTGATAGTTACGGCGATGATATACCTTCGCGTATTAAGAAATTTTGCAACTTTGTGAAAAAACAGGGCGAAAATTTTGGTGAAAATTATGAAATTATTGTCAGTAAAAAAAGGCATCAGTATAGTGATAGTGAATGTGGTATGTATTCTATGTATTTTCTTGTACAATTGTTACAGGGTACGCCACACGCAACATTTGAAAAAATAAGGGTACCCGACTCCTTAATGCTCAAATTGCGAAAAGAATATTTTAATTCCAAATAAAATACATAAAATCAATTCATGTATTTTATATTATGTCTATAACTTCACAAGAAAATATTGAATTACTTCGTAATTTACTCAAAGATCACCCACTGCAACTCGCAGATCCCAGACATTTTCATGATATATTTAAAAAGGAATTGGAGAGAATACATACTAATAGATTCCATTTTAAGAGCAACTTGATGTTAATGAATAAAGAAATTTTAAAAACATTTCAAATAATTAAAGGTAAAATGATCCAAGAATCTAATCGACAACAGTCTGCACCTTCACAGACCGAACAACAATCTATACAACAAAGAGAAATTCATCCTAATAAAAATGAAAATATAAATATGAAAATATTTGAAAAAAGTTTAAAAGAAAAACAATCCGATTTTAATAATCTAATGAATAAAGAAAAACCTAAAGAAATTGATTTTACAGATAAAAAAGCTGACAGCATAATGTCACAAAGTGATTTCGATCATAATATGTCACAACGAGAGGCAGAATTGGCAAAAATAATGCAAGGTCAGCAGCAAAATAAAAATGTTGAAGCTTGGTTAAAAGGAGAAACCAATTCTAAACCAAGCAATGTAAATCTTAAAATAGATCATAGTTCCAATGTTAAATTAGATGCCATTCAATTACAAAGACAAAAAAGGGTGAGATTTCAAGAAACAACCTCTGAAAAAGGCAATGAGGCACCACAAGGTGTAGATTTTTTCAGTAAATTAAAGTTAAAGAAAAATGATACAACACAAGATAGTGATTATAAATCTATGTTTAAAGATATGATTAATAATCAAAAATTAATTTTAGAACAGCTTAAAAATATTTCAGAACAATTAAAACCAAAAGACTCCGGGAAAGCTATTAGACTCTAGTTTTTTTAAGTTTCCCGCTTTTTTGATCTATTCTTAGATAACCAACTAATACTGGATCTCCCCCAACTTCTTGAGCCCTTTTATAACTTTGTAAATCGTATAATTCACCTTCCGGCGCTTTCCTTGCTGGTAGTTTAGTATTAAAGCGTTTCAGAGCATATTTTATACCGCCTAAAGTTACTATTTCAGCCTCCCATTCTATTTTCTTTAAATTTCGCCGCTCTTGTACATCATATTCAGCCTCGGTTGTTAATGCTGGCGTTGTTGTAAATCGCGATGAACTAACTGAACCAAACGACATGCATACGACCTGATCTTTTTCACTTGAATGTAGAGAGCAGTCGATCGATGATCCTTTTATAGCTCCTAATATTTGTTTATTAATAGATTCTTTTATATTTGAAACTTCGAATAAATGTTGGTCGCTTGTTAAAGGAATTTGTTTATTAAGCTTACTAACATCTTTTTCCAATAAATCTTTTGGCGCCATTCCACCCGCGCTTTCAGGTATCAACTGATCGTCTGTAAATTTCATTAAATACATAAATACTTTCACATCACGCTCATCTTCTTCCAATTTATTATGACTACATATACGTCTTGCTCTACCAATAACCTGTTCAACTCTAACCGGATGCCAATATGGTTCCATTATATGAACCATGCGTGTGTTTTTTAATGTAATTCCTTCTGCTCCACTACTCGTGATCATGAATACACTAATTATCTCACCGTGATTATTATTAGGAGATTTCGTTAGCAAATAATCTCTTATACCACTAGGAATTTTATCCCAAGTACCATTGTATATATTTCTTAATATCTCCTTTTCTTCCACGGTTTCTGTACCAGTAAATAATGCATATTTGGGCAAATCCAGTTTTTCTTCGGGAATATCTAATTTCCAGATTCCACCAACTTTCTTAAGTTTGAAATTGGTATACCCATTTGCCTCTAATACAATGGAAAAAATTCCAATACCCTCTAAGGTTCTGAACTGAGAATAAACAAGATGAAGTTTTCTATCATTACCAGTAATATTTTTGAGAACTTCAAGAAATTTTGGACTATATATTTCTAATTTTTTTGGTGTTAAAAACTCTCCAGCTCTTGCTTCTAAATCCACCAGCGCTTGTTTAATTCTAGCTCCATATGCATTTTCAACAGATTGACTGCTCATAGATTCCAATGCACTTTCATCATCAGCTTCAAACCGACCATCAGCCTTTGCTATCTTTTCTTGAATCGATATTGCGTCCATATCATCTTCGTCTAATTCAGGATCAAGAATTGCTTGTTGTAATCCTTGACCTTCTTGTTTCATAGGTCGAATTATATCTCGCGGAAAAACAAAATTACAAAATGCCCTACTGAATATACGATAAGTAGAAACGGTATCTGCATATACTCCACCATCTTTTGCCCTTCTTCTTTTTTGAGCATTTCTTTTTTCTAAAACACGCTCATTTTTTCTAGCTTCTTCATAAAGTCCGAACTGATAATCAGACATGTCAATATCAACAACTCTAAAATCTTCTTCAATGTTAAATCTTGGCATCAACTCTTCCTGTGCACTTCTAAAATAGGAAGTTAACCCTAATATACGTCTTTGCAAAAGATTTTCATTTTTGATTTCACCTGTTTTCGGATTCACAAACATCGCGTTAAATGTATCTAATGTGTCCGGTAAAGCTTTATTAAGTTTTACCTGTACCGATATAGTCTCTACACCATTTTTTCTAAGGATATCTCTACATATATTAACAAACGCGGAGTCAGACAAAGGTCTACATCTGAAATCTTCTTTTTCTCCCTCTCCAGCTACATTTTCACAAGAATATCCTCTACTACAATCTCTCCCTTTCTTAGTTTTATCACATTTATTATTACCCTTATTCTTTTTTATTCCCGAATATACACCATCATTTGATTCATTTACGAAACCAAAAGGATTACGCGTTATTACAATCCTTTTTGATGAATTATCATATTCGATAAAATCATGTAGAGCGAACGATTTAAAAATATTT